GGTAATATCGTTGCAACAGATTTGCTGGCTGATGATTTTATTGAAGCACTAAGAAACAGCACAGTAATGGTTGGTTTAGGTGTTCAAACACTTTCTGGACTTGTTGGTGATGTCGCAATACCTAGAAGATCAGGTGTTGCATCCACTGGTTATCTTTCATCTGAAACTGGTGCATTAAGTCAATCAGAAAGTACTTTCGATCAGATTTCAATGTCGCCAAAAACACTAGGTACATTATCTAAGTATTCTCGTAATATGCTAATTCAAGCCACACCAGGCATTGAAGAATTAGTACGTGGAGATATTTCTGATGGTATTAATGTTGGAATTGATTTAGCGATCCTAAATGGTACTGGTTCATCAGGTCAGCCAACTGGTATTATGCAGACTTCTGGTATTGGTTCTGTTGCAATGGGTACTAATGGAGGCGCTATCACAGTAGAAGCATTAGTAGATCTTGAAACAGCAATAATGGAAGATAACGCTGGTGTTAATGCTGATAATATTGCTTATGTCACTAACGCTAAAGTTATTGGTGCATTAAAGAAACTTAGAGCAGGTGGCTCTAGTGCTACTGATGGTGCTTTCCTTGTTAATACTGATCTTACAGCGATCGGTAGAGGCGGTACACCATTAAGTGTAAATGGGTATCCATTAGCAAAAACAAATCAAGTGCCATCTAACCTTACAAAAGGTAGTACAAGTGGTGAATGTTCTGCTGTAGTCATGGGTGACTTCTCACAGGCAATATTAGGTTTTTTTGGATCTGGTATTGAAATTACTGTTGGTGAAGATTCTGATGACTTTGCTAAGAACCTAACATCTGTTAAAGGTGTAGTTGCATTTGATGTTGCTGTTAGACATGCACAGTCATTTGCTGCAATCTTAGATGTTACAACTTAATAAATATGTCATTATGGGGTAGTTTATCTACCCCTTTTTTTTATGAAAGTTAAATGTTTAAAAAATGTATGTGCTAGTGGTGTTGCTTTAGAATCTGGCAAAACATACGATATTTCAGATAAAGATGCACAGATATTATTGACACTTGGTAGTGTTGTAAAATTTTCTGAAAAAAGTAATAAACAAAAGAAAAAAACAAAACCAGTATTAGAAAATGGCATTAGTTGAAAACGCTGCTACTACATCTGCATACCTTAATGATTTTGGTGTTACCTGTGTTTCTGGCGGTACAACTGCAAAAGGAATATTAGAACAACCTGATCTAGTTTTAGCAGGTGACAGAATAGTATCAACAGATTATCAACTGACAGCAAAAGTAAATGATTTTGGTTCTTTAATAGCAGGTGCAACTATTACAGTTGATAGTGTTTCTTATACAGTTAGAGAAGTAAGAAAACTTGATGATGGTACATTCTGTGAAATAAATCTACAAAAAACATGACAACAAAAAGAGAGCAGATATTGGCAAGATTATTAACAACTCTTGCAAATACAACTGGTGTAAGCACACGTATTTATAGAAGCAGAGTAGTACCCTTAACTAGAGGAGAATCACCTGCACTTGTATTAGAGCCTGTAAGTGATACTGTTGAACAAAATACATCATTGCCAACACTAGACCACACCTTAACTGTAAAAATTTCTGTAATTGTAAGAGGAGATATACCTGATAATGTTGCAGATCCTACAGTAGAAAGTTTGCATGCAAAAATAATGTCAGATCTTACTGTTAATAATCTTGCAATAGATGTACAACCATCTGATACTTCTTTTGAATTATTGGATGCAGATCAGCCTGGCGGTGTAATTTCTTGTGATTATTTAGTTAGATATAGAACAGAAATTGATGATTTAACGCAATAGATAGTGTTTATTAACAGAAAAGGTTTATTATATATACATACTGATAAATATTGACAATGCCAAAGTTACACAGAAAAAGAAGTTTACTGGCAAAAGCTGAATCCAGTTATGGTACAAATCCTACGCCAACTGGTTCTGCTAACTATGTAGAAGTTATAGATTTAAATATTGAACCAGTTGTATCTGATGAAGTTAGCAGAGATTTAATAAGGCCATACATGGGTAATTATGAAGTATTACTGGCAAATACAAGAGTAAATGCAACTTTTGATGTAGAAATGGCAGGCAGTGGATCTGCTGGAACTGCACCTAAGTATGGTGCGATATTAAAGGCATGCGGATTATCTGAAACTGTATCTGGCGGTGATACTGTTACCTACGCACCAGTTACAACACCATCAGACAGTGTTACTTTATTTGTTAATTATGATGGTATAAGGCACATGATTACAGGTTGCAGAGGTACTTTTAGTTTAGTTTGTGAAGTTAATCAGATACCACGTATTTCATTTTCACTTACTGGTATATTTAATGCACCTACAGATCAGGCATTACCTACAGTTACTAGAAGTAATCAGGCAACACCACTGATATTTAAAAATGGCAGTACATCTAATTTTGCAATATTTGGTTTTGCAGCAGCATTGCAATCATGGAATTTAGATTTTAATAATGAAGTGATATATAGAGAATTAGTAGGTGGCACAAAAGAAGTATTAATAACAGACCGTAGGCCTTCTGGTACTGCTGTTGTTGAGTCCGTTGCATTATCTAGTCATAATTTCTTTACAGATGCCACAGGTTCATCTACTGGTACTAATACATGGTTACATGGAACTACTGCAGGTAATAAAATTACTGTTTCATGTCCACAAACTGATTTAGGACAACCTACATACGAAGAATCTGATGGTGTGACTATGTTAAGTCTACCTTTTTATGCAACTCCTACAGCATCAGCCAATAATGAATTTTCACTTGTTTATACTTAAATTTGCATAGATTTTAAAAAGGGTTTACCCTAGTATTTATATACTATATAAATTATGCCTTTTGTTATTGACCAAAGTCCTACATATAAATGGAATGTAGAAGTTAATGTAAATAAGGATGGTGCAGTATCTAAGGAAATATTTGTTGGTCATTTTAAAAATATTTCACAGTCAAGATTTAAGGAAATGGTAAAAATGATAGAAGATAAACAGATAGATGATATAGATGTAACAAAGGAAGTATTACTAGGATGGGAACAAATGTTAGCTTCTGATGGTTCAGAAGTTCCTTTTAATAAAAATACTTTAAATCAATTATTGGAAGTAAGAGGTTTTGCATTAGCTGTAGGTTTTGCTTTTATGGAATCTAACCAGGAAATATACAAAAAAAACTAATTATGGCTGCTGAATATTGGGTGTCAGGTTCAGCAGTCATAGATAAAACAGCAGAAGATAATGAAGTGTTAGGTATTGTCATAGAAAAAGAAGAAGTGGATAATAATTGCTATGTATATGAAGAAAACTGGTTAACAGTAGAAATGTTCTTACGTTGTCAGACACAATGGCGTGTAGGTATGAGTGGAATTGTTGGATTAGACTATACAACTGTGTTAGAAATGATTAAACTGTATTCAGTAGAAGATGCTGTATCTTTAATGGAAAATTTACAGATTATGGAAGCTGCAATACTAAAAATTATCAACAGTGATAAATAATGGCAAAATTTGATTTAGTTGTAGCAGCAAAAACAGTAGGAGCAGGTTCTATAAAAAGGCTTGGTAACTCAATGCAGGGTGTATCAGGTAAGGTAAAAAATTTAAGGCTTGCTATGGGTGGTCTTAATAAAACATTTGCAACCTTTGGACTTGTTATATCTGGTGGTGCTTTTGCAGGTTTACTTAAAAGTGCTATAGATGCTGGTGATAGATTTGGAAAACTTAGTACACAAACAGGTATAGCTGCTAATACACTTATTGCATATACAAGAGCAGGTAAATTAGCAGGTGTTGAACAGGAAACAATAGATAGAGGGTTAAGAAGATTAGCACAGTCAATGCGTGAAGCAGATCAGGGTGTTGCTACTTACAAAGATGCTTTTGATGATTTAGGTTTATCAGTTAGAAATACAGATGGTACTTTAAAATCATCAGAGCAGGTATTAGGTGAGATAGCAGATAGATTTGCAGATTTACCTGATGGTGCTACAAAGGCTGCCATTGCAATGGAGATATTAGGAAGATCAGGAGCACAACTTGTACCATTCTTAAATATGGGTGCAAAAGGTATTAAGGAATTTAACACACAGGTATCAGATAGATTTGCAAAAAATGCAGAAGATTTTAACGATACTCTTACACGTATAGGTTTTTCTGCAGGTGAAGCAAATTTACAGTTAGCAGATAATTTATTACCAACACTAAATGATTTTGCACTGATAGTTGAACAGTTTTTAAATGATAAAGAATCATTAAATGAATTATTCAAGGCAGTTGAAGTAGGATTTAAAATCATTGGTTCTGCTGCTTTTGCAACATTTGCTTCTGTTAGATTTTTAACAAGAAGTTTTATAGATTTAGCAAAAATATTAGGCAGTCTTGCATTAGGTGATTTTAAAACAGCATTTGATGTAATGCAAAAAGGATTTAAAGATACTGCAGAACAGGCAAAAAAAGATTTTAAAGTTATTGCAGATATTATTAATGCTGGACAGATTAAAGAAGGTATAGAAGGACTTAGTGCAGAAGAAGGTGGAACTATAACTATTAATGTAGATGCAGATGCAATTGATGATGCAAAAGATTCTCTAAATGATGCTTTTGGTCAGGCCATGAGAGATAAATTGAAACAATTTCAGTCAGGTTTAAAATCTGTACAGGAATCAATGGCAGATGTTGTAATAAAAGGAATAAAAGGTATGGAAGATGCGTTAGTTAATTTTGTAATGACAGGTAAATTAAATTTTAGAAATTTAGCAAATAGCATAATAAAAGATATGGCACGTATTGCAATACAAGAATCTATTACAAAACCATTTACTAATTTTATACAGGGTTTATTTACAAAAAATGCAGATGGTAATGCTTTTGTTAATGGACAGGTACAAAAATATGCCTATGGAGGAATAGTAAACAGACCAACATTATTTCCTATGAAAAATGGCATAGGATTAATGGGTGAAGCAGGTGCAGAAGCTATCTTACCTTTAAGAAGAGGTAGTAATGGTAGATTAGGTGTTGAATCTAATGGTGGCGGTTCTACTGTTATAAATGTTTCTGTTGATGCATCTGGTTCTAATGTGCAAGGAAATACACAGCAGGCTAATGCTTTTGGTACTGCATTAGCAACTGCAATCCAGACTGAATTAATAAAACAAAAAAGACCAGGAGGTTTATTAGTCTAATGGCAACATTTCCTTCTATTGAACCCTCCTATGGGTTCACAAAAACAAAAACACCTAATGTTAAAACTGTTAAATTAGGTGATGGCTATGAACATAGACTTACTTTTGGTTTAAATCAAAATCCTATGGTTTTATCAGTGGCATTTAATAATATAACTACTACAGATGCAACAACCATAGAAGATTTTTTAGCAGCTAGAGCCATAGATAATGCAAGTTTTGATTTTACTGCACCAGGAGAATCTAGTGCATCTAAATTTAAATGTGAAAGTTATAAAAAAGTATTATCAGTACCTAATAGAGCATCTATAACTGCTGAATTTACACAGGTATTTGAACCATAATGCCAATACCAGTATCAGAACTACAGAAGATTAATCCAAGTTCTATTATTGAACTTTTTA